AATCATGTCGATCACATAGTGCCACGCAAGTTAGGTGGAGATGATTCACTAAATAATCTTCAATTACTGTGCCAGCAGTGCAATCTCAAGAAGGGGGGTAGGTTTTTTGATGAGCCTAGAACACCCATGACCCTCCTTGGTTCTTTTTACCCGAAAAACGCCTCAATAAGCCACTATCAGGATGATTCCGAGTGATAACACCTGATAAGGCTGAAACAGGCTCAGAAGGGCCTCAAACGGCTTACCGAGGTGTGACAGAACCCCGAATATGGACTAAATCCCCAGAATTACCTTCTTACGGCATCGATTTCATCGAGTGGTGCGAGTCAATCGGGTTTACTTTGCTACCTTGGCAACAATTCCTAGCCCATGAAATCTGTAAAGTCACCGAGGACGACAAGTGGTACTTCAAAGAGGTGGGGTGCATAATTAGCAGGCAAAATGGCAAAAGTACCTTCATGCAGCTCATGATTCTCTGGCGAATGTTCGCTTTAGGGCAGAAGTTACAGGTCCACACAGCTCACAAACTGACTACATCGAGTGAAATCTTCTGGAAGATCGACGACACGATCCAAAGCCACGCCAAACTCGTCGATGACTTTGGCAAGAAGTACGAGTCCAAGGGTTCGCAAGAGATCAAGTTAAAGTCCGGGGGCCGATACTTGGTGCGAGCCAATAACTCTGCATCTCGTGGTATTGCCGCGCCAGATACGATCTACATGGATGAGGTTAGAGAGTTCCATGACGATGAAGTCTGGTCATCGCTTCGATATACCCAGATGGCAACGCCAAACCCACAGACTTTAATCTTCTCCAACGCTGGCGATCAGCATTCAATCGTTCTCAATCGACTTCGGGAACGTGGACTAGCTGCGGCCGCTGGTGCGGATGATCGCATCGGTTGGTTCGAGTGGAGTGCTGAGCCAGGGTGCGACATCCGAGATAAGAACGCTTGGATGCAGGCCAATCCATCGGCAGGTTACACAATCAGTTTAGATAACCTCGAAGCGGCGATGTCCGATGAAGAGTCTATCGTCAGAACCGAACTTCTATGCCAATGGGTATCAGTAGTTAATCCAGCGATCAATCCAAGTAACTGGAATGCAGGCGCAAAGAAAGACCTCAAGTTAGATCGAGAAGCTCTCACGTGGATGGCGATCGATCTCAGTCCAAATAGGCAAGAAGGCTCACTCGTAGCAGCCCAACAAGAAGGAGACAACATCAATGTCGTTCTACTCCAAACGTGGACGAACCCAATCAACCTCGATGCTAAACAAATTGCAAACGACGTCGCGGATTGGGTACGCAAATACCAGACAGAGACGGTTGCTTATAGTCGCCAGACATCCGGGGCTATTGCCGCTTTACTATCGCCAGCAGGTATCTCTACTACGGCTATCGATGGGAGCGTATATGGTCAAGCTTGCGACGAGATGCTTACCGCGATCACTTCAGGACGACTTTTCCATCCAGAGCAAGATGAGTTCACAAGACAAGTCCTCTCAGCTGTAAAACTTCCGTTTAAGGATGGTGGCTGGTATCTAGGACGCAAGGTATCTAATGCCACGATCTGCGCGGCCGTTGCTATGGCGATGGTCTGTCACTTCGCGACTCGCGGAGAAGCGGAGTACGACATCGTAGTCGGATAAATCGGACATAGTGTACAATATGCACTAATGGGACTAAAAGATTTCTTCTTAGGGGCTCCACCTGTCGCTGAAAAGCACACAGATGTAGAAGCCTCACTTCAGCCATTCAATCTTTCAACTTCTGTCTATGGATTGCTTAATGCTCCAACGACAGTCGATCGCGCATCTGCTATGTCGGTTCCTGCCGTCGCTCGCGCCCGTAACATTATATGTGGAACTATCGGATCACTTCCGCTTGAGCAATACAACAGAATTACTGGCGCACACATCGAGCCTTTAAGAGTTATCAATCAGCCAGACCCACGCGTCTCAGGATTCGTGGTTTACAACTGGCTTGCTGAAGATATCTGGCTATATGGCGTCGGCTTCGGATTAGTCCTCGATGCTTATGCAGAAGATGGCCGCGTTCGCTCCTGGACTCGTATCGATCCTAAGCGCGTTTCGCCACGATACAACATCGCAATGAACGAGATCGAAGGCTACGACGTAGATGGCAGACTCGCTCCTATCGCTGGTGTCGGTTCAGTTATTCGCTTCGATGGTGCAGATGAAGGCTTGATCAATCGTGCCGGCCGCACAATTATTGCCGCGATCGAACTAGAGAAGGCCGCACTCCAGTACGCCAAAGAGCCAGTTCCATCGATGGTGCTTAAGAGCAACGGAACTAATTTAACTTCAGAGCGCATCGCTAAACTTCTCGAAGCATGGCGCAATTCTCGCGCTACTCGATCAACAGCGTTCCTCAATGCAGATGTAGAAATGCAGTCAGTCGGATTCGATCCTAAGAGCCTTCAGCTCGTCGAGGCTCGTCAATATGTGGCGTTGGAGATAGCAAGAGCTTCAGGCATCCCTGCTTACTTCCTTTCAGCAGAAACTACCTCTATGACCTACTCCAACGCTACTTCAGAACGTCGTTCTCTCGTGGACTTCTCGCTTCGCCCAATCTTGGCTGCGATCGAGAGCCGTCTATCTTTGCCGGACATCTGTCCTAGCACTTCGCAGATTCGCTTTGATCTAGACGACTTCCTTCGTGGAAATCCTTACGAGCGCGCTCAGGTTTATCAGATACTCAACACAATCGGCGCGATGAGCGTTGAACAAATCCAAGAAGAGGAGGACTTAATCCGATGAAGATCGAAGTCCCAATCACACTCACAGCTGCGGATTCACAATCTCGCACAATCTCTGGCCAGATCGTTACATGGGGCGAGCAGGGCAACACTTCTGCTGGTCCGACTATCTTTGCTTCAGATTCAATCAAGTTTAACAAGAACATCAAGCTGCTCCTAGAGCATGATCGCACACGTCCTATCGGTAAATTGATTGCACACGAGATCACCGATTCAGGCATTGTCGCAACATTCAAGATCGCTGAAACAGCGGCAGGAAACGATAGCCTTATTGAAGCAGCGACAGGATTACGCGACGGATTCTCAGTCGGCGTCAAGGTCGATGCATGGGACAACCAAGATGGCGTCATGGTCATCAGCAAGTCATCGATCGTCGAGACTTCACTCGTCACCGATCCAGCAATCGAGTCAGCACGTGTTGCTGAAGTCGCTGCATCCGAAGATTCTGCTCCTGAAGAGGTAGCAGATGCAACCCAACCAACAGAAGGAGAACAAGTGTCAGACACTACCGTTCCAGAAGCTCCTGCCGTAACTGAAGCGGTAGAAGCGACAAAAGTAGAGGCTGCTGCATCAAAGCCAGCATTCTACGCAACTCCACGCATCAACGCTAACCTCACAGCAGGTCAGCTACTTGAGGCAAACATCAAGGCATCAATGGGCGATGACGAAGCAAAGATGATCGTCAAGGCTACAAACGATACTTCAACCAACACAGGTCTTACTCTCGCTCCACACCTAAACGAGTTCATCACAACTTCAATCGATGGCCGTCCAGCCGTAGATTCAGTATCTCGTGGCGTTCTCCCAGCATCAGGGATGTCTTTCACAATTCCTAAGCTTGGAACTGCTCCAACAGTTGATGGAGACTCAACAGAAGGTGAAGCACTTGGCGGAACAGAGATGGCAAGTACATACATCACTGTGGATGTCAAGAAGGCGGCCGGAGTTCAAAATATATCTTGGGAGCTTCTCGATCGCAGCCAGCCTGCGTTTTACGATGAACTCATCAAGGAACTCAACTACGCATACGCAAAGGCAACAGATCGCGCACTCGTAGCGAAGCTTGCAGCTGATGGAACACAGGCAACAACACAGGCTGCAACAATCGCAGGATTCAAGGCGTTCATCGCTAAGGAAACTCCAGCAGCGTATCTCGCAGCAGGCAAGTTCGCAAAGAACATCATCGCTAACACAGCATGGTGGGAGTCAATCATCACAGCTGAGGACACAACAAATCGTCCACTATTCACAGCTGCACAACCATCAAACGCTCCAGGAAACGTCGGCGTTCAGTCACTCACAGGAACAGTCATGGGTCAGAACCTCTATGTCGATCCACACATGTCTGTAACAACACTCATCGATGATTCTGCATTCTTGGTAGTACCAGAAGCAGTAACATTCTACGAGGCTCCAAAGACTCAGATCCAAGTGCAGACACTTGCAAATGGTCGCCTTCAGGTAGCGGTTTACGGCTACTACGCAATTGCTACAAAGGTCGGCGCGGGTATCCGTCGCTTCAACCTAACATAAGCAAACACTAATCATGGGGGGGCGGTTGCTCCCGATCGCTCCCCCAGTCGTTTACCGAGAGGATAGAAATGCCAACAATTATCACGGCTTCAGAGCTTCGATCAACCCTTGGCGTTTCTTCCTCTCTGTATTCGGACGCGGTTCTATCAGACATCATCAAAAGTGCAGAGGCGATCATCCTGCCAATGCTCGTGACTTACTCAGTCGCCATCGATGCAGTCTCACTTAACAATAACGTCGCTTACTTCTCTACAGTTCAGACGAACCCATTCAGCGAAGGCGAGTCCGTAGTTATCAGCGGATGCGGACAGCCTTTCAATGGCACTCGAACAATCACAACAGACTTACTAAATGACTCAGCATTCTCAGCGGCAATCACTAACGCTGACATCATCTCAAAGAACATCATCCCATCAGGGTTGGCTACCCTTACTGGAGCATCGACTTATGTCGGAAATAGCGCAGTAGAATCAGCCGTCCTAGTCGTCTCTGTCGAAATCTTCCAGAGTCGCACAGCAGCAGGTGGCCAGATCGAAGGCGTGGACTTTAGCCCATCGCCATTCCGCATGGGCCGATCACTTTACAATCGCTGCGTAGGTCTCCTAGGTTCACTCGTCGATGTCGGAACGATCGCCCAGTAATGCCAGCCTCAACTATTCTTTCAGCCGTCCGCACTCCACTTGCCACAGCACTTGGGTCAGTCGCAGCTAACGTCTTCTCATACGTTCCAGAGAACGTCCCAGTCCCGGCGGTAGTTCTCGTCCCATCTTCACCATACATGGAGTTCGACACGATCGGTAATAATACGTTCAAGTGTAAACTCAATTTCACTATATCTTGCTGTGTGGCTTACTCAAGCAATCCAGCATCGCTCGACAACATCGAGCAACTCATCGAAAGCGTTGTCCTCGCCATTCCAGCAGGTTATGAAGTGAGCGATGTCCAACGTCCAACCGTCACACAAGTAGGCGCGAGCAATCTGCTAGTAGCCGATATCGTCGTTAGTACCCACTACACGCGAACAGTCTAAGGAGACAAAATGCCAACAACAGTCATCACAGGTCGCGACATCTCGCTAACAATCGATAGCAAGGCGTACGGCGATCAAACAACTTCAACAACACTAGCAACAGCACTAGAGCGCAACGCCTACGAGACAATCGATGGCAAAGTGTTCTTTGCGCTAGACACAACTGCAACCCTTTCAATCACAATGCTTGCTGACTGGGGCGCAACTAACTCACTCTGCGAGGCGATGTGGTCAGCGGCTTCAACTGCACCTAACACAGGACTTGCTTATACCTTTACAGCTGCCACAGGCGCAGTTTTTACAGGTAATGTTCTTCCAGTATTCCCAGATGCTTCTGGAACTGGCAAGGATGCTCAGTCAATCACATTCGTTCTACAGGGAACAGCAAAGCCAACCCTAACCATCTCATAATCTAAACAACGGGAGCAAACATGAAAAAAGCAATCACAATTAAATACCAGTCGGGGGATCAGGCTACCTATGTGGCCTATCCACCGGACTTTGCCAAATGGGAAGTGGCTACCAAGAAATCCATATCGGACTTCTCTGGAATGTGGGACATCTTATTCGTAGCTCATAGCGCGATGAAGCGAGAAGCGGCAGGACAGCCAGTCAAGCCACTCGAAGCATGGATGGAAAGCATCGAGGATGTTGATGTGGACTCTGATAGCCCAAAAGCCATAGCCGAGGAAGTATCAGCAGACTCCTAGTCGAGTTAGCCATCGCGACCCATATCCCTATGAGGGAGTGGGAATCGGCGGAAGATATTTTAACGGCGATTGAAATACTGAAGGAGCGTAATGAATCAAGCTGAGGTCGAGGCTTACAATCGGAAAGAAATCCGAGAAGTGATCCGCGCCTTCAAGGCTATGGATGAGAAGGCAGTCGAGGAAGCCAAAAAGGTTTCTGGCGCACTTGCCGACTATGCGTTAGGTCAGATTCAGAAGGCTTCTGGTACTCGAACTGTGGCGACTAAGGTCGCAGTCCGTATTGCTCAGGGTGGCAAGGTTTCTAAAAGTTCCAAGGTAGGTGAGATTAGCCTAGGGTTCGCTTCTCAGAAGTTTTCTGGCGGAGCAGATACTAAAAAACTCTGGGGTGGCATGGAGTTCGGCTCGAACAAGTTTAAGCAGTTCCCAGCCAGAACCCCACGCTTCCGATCAGGTAACTATGGCTACTTCATCTATCCAACACTTAAGGCTATCCAGCCTTATATTATTCGGGAATGGCAAGATGCCTTCTCTAAGATTCTTAAGGAGTTCTAATGGCTACAGATAGCAGAACCCTTAAACTCGCAATCCTTGGAGAAGTCAAAGACCTTAGCGCAAGCCTTACTAAAGGCTCTAATGAGGTCAGCACATTTGGCGATAAGATCACTAAGTTCGGCAAGATCGCAGGAGCCGCCTTCGCAGCTGCTGGAGTAGCGGCAGTCGCCTACGCTGGCAAGTTAGCCATCGATGGAGTCAAGGCCGCGATCGAGGATGAAGCGGCTCAACTACGCCTAGCCACATCTCTCAAGAACGTTACTGGTGCAACGCAGTCCCAGATCAAGGCTACCGAGGATTACATTCTCAAGACTTCTCTGGCTAAAGGCATCACAGACGATGAGCTTCGTCCGAGCCTAGATCGTCTAGTCCGATCAACTAAATCAGTCGAAGAAGCCCAGAAGCTACAGACGCTCGCAATCGATATTGCAGCAGGTACAGGCAAGTCACTCCAAGCCGTTACAGAAGCCTTAGCCAAGGCTCAGGATGGCAACTTCGCAAGCCTTAAGAAGTTAGGCGGCGGCATCGATGAGAACATCATCAAGACTAAAGACTTCGACGCGGCCACAGCTTCTCTATCTAAGACTTTCGAGGGACAAGCCTCAAAGCAAGCCGAGACATTTCAAGGCAAGATGGATCGCCTCAAGATTGCCTTCAATGAAGGTAAGGAGACTGTCGGCGTATTCATCCTAAACGCGATTACTCCAATGGTTGATTTCATCGTTCAGAAGGTAGTACCGGGCGTCCAGATGTTCATCGATTCAATCGGTGGCGAAAAAGGAATTAGCAAGGCCCTCAACGGATTTATTGCAGCTGCTAAGACAATCTTCATCCCAGTCTTCGAGGGAATTAGATTCGCCTTCAATCAGATCAAAAATGCAGTATCAGATAACAAAGAAGAGTTCGCAGACCTATTAGAGTTTATTCAGAAATACGTTGCTCCATTCTTAGGCGGAGCATTTAAGATAGCCATCCAAGGAATTGGAATAGCCATTGGAGTAGTGGTCGATTCAGTCGGAGCCCTCATCCGTGGATTCCAGACACTTATCAGCTTAGGCTCAAAGATCGGCGGTGCTATCGGTGGAATGTTCGGCGGTGGTCGAGCCGCTGGTGGCCCAGTAGTCGGCGGTACAACCTATCTTGTAGGCGAGCAAGGCCCAGAACTATTCACACCTTCAGGCTCAGGCAACATCATTCCTAACAATGCCCTAGGCGGTCGATCAGGCAATACCATCAACATCACGGTCAATGGCGCAATCGATCCAATCTCCACAGCTCGTCAGATCACCCAGATTCTCAATCGTGAGGCAACCCTATCTGGCACGTTTAACAAGGTTGGTGCTTCGCTTCTGGTGGGCGCATGACTTGGACTCCACGGCCAACCATCTCGATAAACGGAACTGATCGCAAGTCAATCACGCTTGCAGACGTGCAGATATCTTATGGCAGAACTTCAGTCTGGGAACAGGCTCGATCTTCTTATGCTCGTATCTCGATCCTAAACACTTCCAATACGGATTATGTCTTCGAGATGAACCAAGTAGTAGCCATTAAAGTCAAGAACGTCGCAGGCACAGACGTCACTATCTTTACAGGCAAGATCACTAGCGTTGATAACAACCTCGCAGGTTCAGGCACAATCGGGACTAATGCAGTCCAGACCATCACAGCCGTCGGCCCATTCTCCCAGATGTCTCGCAAGATAATCGGTGGATCATCATTCCCGAAAGAGATGGATACCGATCGCATGACTCGCATCTTCAACGATGCCGGACAGACGATCGATGTCGTCGATAGCCCAGGAATCTATGAGTTCGCAATCAGATCAGGATCGCCAGCAGATGCTTACTCACTAGCTGCTTCATTCGGCCAGCAGGCATTCGGCTATATCTATGAGACTTCACTAGGCAAGGTTGGCTTCGCTAACGAGTCCCGTCGCACCAATGACGCTAAGGCCAATGGCTACACAGTCATTCCTAACAATCACATTCTCTGGGGCAACGTCTCAAGTCAGAAGACTCTGGCAGATATCCTCAACAACCTTATTCTCACTTATGACTCTGGAACTAAGACGGCCACAGATGCAACCAGTATCTCAGACTTCGGGCAAGTAGATGGATCGATCTCAACCGAACTTTACGATGCGGCAGATGCCCAGACACAGGCAGATCGCTATGTAACCCTTAGAGCCTATCCTCGCACTTCTCTCAGCTCATTCACGATCCCAATCAATTCACCTAATGTCTCAGATGCTCTCAAAGACTTTTACATCTCGATGAGCATGGGTGAACCAATCGAAATAACAACCTTGCCAATTGCCTTGAAGAACACGCTATATCGAGGCTTCGTCGAGGGCTACACATTCTCGATCAATCAGTACGAGATGATCATGACTCTTAACACAACCGACTATACCTACAGCTTCACTCCTACTCGATGGCAAGATGTCTCAGCGGCACTTACATGGAATGGCGTCGGGGCTGCGGTACAATGGAACACTTACGATGACTAGGGGCAAGCGTGGCAACAACAACTAACTTCGGATGGACGACACCTGATAACACAGGCTACGTCAAGGATGGCGCACTAGCGATCCGTACCCTTGGCAACTCTATCGATACAACCTTGGTCGATCTCAAGGGCGGCACAACCGATCAGGTTCTCAAGAAGGCGTCTGGAACAGACATGGACTTCGTGTGGGGAACAGTCTCATCAACGCCTAGAATTGCCCAAGTAGTAACTGCTACCTCAGCGACAAGTACAGTAACGACTACTTCAGGTTATGTAGATGTCACCGATTTAAGCGTATCAATCACACCTACTTCTGCTACAAGTAAAATATTCGTGACTGTAATGTGTACCTTCGGAATGTTTCAGGGTTCAAGTGTCGTTACATATTCAACGGCTCAATACAGACTGGTTCGAGATTCTACAAGTTTATTCAGTGGATTGATTGGTACTTACAAGGGAAATGAAGTCAGCTGGAATCACTATCATTCACCAGCAATTCAATGGGTTGATTCTCCAGCGACAACCAGCGCAACCACTTACAAGTTACAAGTGAACAATCCTTTTAGCATTCAAACCGTTCAAGCCAACGCAGTCGATAAAGCACAAATCACAGTTATGGAGATACTCGTATGATTTTCGTACAGGCACTTCGATCACTTCGTCCCGGGGCAGAATTCACAATGAATGACGAAGATTTAAGCACTATCGTCTGGTACACAGAAGGCGTTAAAACTCCCACAAAGAAGGAAGTTGCAGACGAGATCAAGCGATTAGAAGCGGCTGAGGCTAAAGCCATCGCAGACAAGGCAGCAGCTAAGGCTTCTGCCATTGCTAAACTTGAAGCACTTGGACTCAACCTTGAAGAAGCACAGGCGATCTTCGGATAATGAAACCTATTCTATGCAAGGCTGGCCAACAATTAAGAGAACAGTTCGATGACTCCTTCCCTGATCGTGATAGGCGTTCCGATGGTTGGATCGGCGATCTCCGTCATTCAGCGCGTCCTAGTGACCACAATCCTGATCGAGAGACTGGAATTGTTAGAGCCATCGATGTCGATCGAGATGTCCATAAGTCAGGCAAGCCCGACCTCATGCCAGATATTGCAGATCAGATTCGACTCGCGGCCAAGGCTGGAGAGAAGCGGGTGTCTTACATCATCTTCGCTGGGCGAATTGCATCGTCTCGCTTGGGCTGGCGTTGGAGACCTTACAAGGGATCTAATCCGCACAATCACCATCTCCATGTTTCTTTCACTAAGACGGGCGATCTCGATGGTTCGTTCTTTTCTAGTATCCCGATGTTAGGTGGTAAGTAATGGGTCGCGTAACGATCAGCTCTAATAACCTATTCCCCGGTCCTAAAGGCGAAAAGGGAGACAAGGGTGATGCAGGTGGCCCACCGGGCCCACAGGGTCCAGAAGGACCACAGGGCCCACAAGGCCCACAGGGCCCACAAGGTTTACAAGGCACTCAAGGTAACCCAGGAGCGCAAGGCGCACAAGGCCCAACTGGCTCGACTGGACTTAAAGGCGACAAGGGCGATAAAGGTGATACTGGCGCGACTGGTGCGACTGGTGCTAAAGGCGACACAGGAGATACTGGAGCGCAAGGCCCATCTGGCGTAGTTACAGTCAATGCTCCACTTACCAATGCTGGAACTTCGAGCGCTGCTAATCTTTCAATATCGGCAGGTACTACTTCTGCCGCTGGAGCGTTGCAACTTACCGATTCAGTATCCTCGACATCGACGACTACGGCTGCGACTCCTAATGCGGTCAAGACTGCTTATGATTTGGCCTTAACTAGAACCCCAATTATGAAACAGATTTCTGGTAGTTATAGAAGCACTGCAATAAACAATTTTACTGCCTTCCTTCCAGCCCGTTTTTATATCGTTTATATTCCATTTTTTGTACCAGAAACTACTACTTTTGATAGAATTGCGATGAGATCCGAAACGGTTACTGGAACTCCATTAGTCAGACTTGGTATATTTAACAACACAAATAGCAGACCATCAACTTTACTTTTAGACGCTGGCACAGTTTCGATAACTTCATCAAATGCTAATTTTGAAATTTCAATTTCCGTAACACTTCAACCCGGTTTTTATTGGTTAGCATTTAATCACCAAACAGCCACAGCTAACAGTTCAACTTTTCGCGCTTGCAGTGGCACTGCTTCACAACAAAATCTTTATATGCTTTCTTTATCTTCACCTAGCGCGCTAAATTATGGCGGTTTTCAAGAAGGTCCAGGATTTACGGGAGCATTTCCATCTTCGGCTAATTCAACAGGACTACTTATTCCCGATCCATTGGGGATGAGCGTATGGTTAAGGGCGACATAATGGCAAAAACAATAACTTACGGCATCGGCGGTTACGACCCAACCAAGCCAAATAACAACATCGTTGAAATCATCGATGAACCAGATACGGAGACAGAATGAACATGAAGCACCCAACAGTAATCGCAGTCGGAGCATTCTTAGCCGTCTGGGGTACAACCTCTAACTTCGCTCTCGACTATCGCGCCATCCTTGGATCGATCGTTGCTGGAGTCTTTGGATACGCGAGCCCTAAAAAGTAATGGACGCGGTAGATATTGCGGCAATCGCCGTAGGAATAGTTACAGTCCTTGGCGGAGTAGCTGCTTATCTACAGTTTTTGGTGAAGCACTACCTGAATGAACTTAAGCCCAACGGCGGCTCATCGATTAAGGATCAAGTAAATCGATTAGAAGCGCGTGTCGATACAATTATCGAATTACTAGGTAAGTCACACTAAGTTCATGGCAAAAAAGAAAGTCATCGATCTCGATACTTACTCACAGCTTGATCAATACGCAATCTGCATGCACGAGTTCTATAAGAGTCTCAGGCGAGCAGGTTTTGCCGTTGATCTATGTCTGGCGATCATTACAGATCGTGAAGCGTACCCTGACTGGCTTATGCCATCGATCCCCGACCGAGTGGATCGCATACCCTATGAAGACGACGATGAGGACTAATGAAACGAACCGTAGTCATTCCAGACCTGCAATGTCCCTACGAAGATTCACATGTTGT